CCTTATCATCCAGCAATTCAAAGAACATATGCGTAGCCAGCAAATTGTATTCACAGTGGATGAATATTATCCTCCACCTAGTATGAACAAGGCTGAACGTATTGCTGCAACACTAGAACCTCGTTATAGCAATAACATGATTTGGCACTACCGAGGTGGTAACTGTCAAATCCTAGAGGAAGAACTTGTATTTGCGAATAGCGAACACGATGACATTAAAGACTGCCTAGCAGCCTGTATTGATGTAGCTAAACCCGCAGTGTCAAGTCACTCATGGGGTAAAAAGAAAGGTAATGTTATGTACCATAGTAAGTTTGGTGGGGTGGCTTTTGCATGAATAACGTATTTCAAACTGAATACCAGAAGGATGTACTTGCAACTCGCATTGCCGATATGTGGGTTAAGTGGGACTCAGCACGTATTCCCTGGAAGACAGATAAGCAAGAGCTTCGTAACTATCTTTTTGCCACCAGTACCCGTGACACCAGCAACTCTAAGTTGCCTTGGAAGAACTCCACTGTTACTCCAAAGCTAACTCAGATTAGAGACAACCTCCATGCCAACTACATGGCTGCTCTGTTTCCTAATGAGAGTTGGTTCTTCTGGGAGTCAACAGATAAGAACTCAGAACTAGTCAAGAAACGTGCTGCAATTACCAACTACATGAAGCAGAAGTTGAAGGCTAGTAACTTTCAACTCTTGGTTAGTCAACTGGTTTATGACTACATTGACTACGGAAACGTCTTTGTCACGCATGACTACGTGCGCGACATTGTAGGCACCACGGTACGCTACATTGGCCCTAAAGCCTATCGCCTAGATCCTCACGACATTGTGATGAATCCCGTGAGTGACACCTTTGACAACAGCCCAATTGTGCGCCGTATGCTCAAGAGTGTAGGTGACTTCCTTAATGATGTGGAGACAAAGCCTGCCCTTCAGTATAAGAAGGATGTGGTTGCCAAGGTGATGCAATATCGTAGGGAACTACGTGATGATCCTGAGATGCGTAAGAGTACCAACCTCTCTATTGATGGGTTTGGTTCTCTGGATGACTACCTTGAAAGTGACATGGTTGAGTTGCTAGAGTTCTGGGGTAACATTTATGACCCCTCTACTCAGAAACTTTACAAGAATCAAATTATCACTATTGTTGACCGTATGTTTGTTCTCCGTATGAAAGAGAATGACAACTGGATTGGAGGTAAGCCAATCTACCATTGTGGATGGCGTCTACGTCCCGAGAATCTATGGGCACAAGGTCCACTAGATCAACTCGTAGGACTACAATATCGTATCGACCATTTAGAGAACCTAAAGGCCGATGTGTTTGATCTTATTGCCTATCCGGTAATTAAGATTAAGGGTAACACTGTAGAAGAATTTGAATATGCCCCAGGTGAGATGGTTTTTGTTGGTGATGAAGGTGATGTGGAGTTTCTACGTCCTGATGCCACTGCGCTTCAGGCTGATATCCAGATTCAAGACCTAATGGGTCGAATGGAGGAACTTGCAGGAGCCCCTAAACAAGCAATGGGTATCCGTACCCCAGGAGAAAAGACCAAGTTTGAAGTACAAACCCTAGAGAATGCTGCTGGACGTATCTTCCAGAGCAAGGTGAGTTGGCTAGAGCGTAACATCCTAGAGCCTCTTCTCAACGGTATGCTTGCTGATGCTGTAGCCAATTTTGAGGGCGTAGAGCGCATCAGAAGTGTGGATGAGGACTTTGGTACTGAACTCTACGTAGAAGTCACCAAAGACGATTTAATGGCCGCTGGTAAGCTCTATCCAATGGGTGCTCGACACTTTGCAGAGCAGGCTAAGTTCATCCAAGAGTTGGCACAAACAATTCAGGTTGTACAGGCCATTCCAACGGTTGCTGCACATATGTCTGGTAAGGCCATTGCCAAGGCGATTGAAGAGAACATGGGCTGGCTCAACTACGGCATTGTTCGTGACAACGTATCAATCATGGAGCAGGCTGAGACTCAACGTCTAATCAATCAGGCTTCAGAAGACATTCAAACTGAAGCACAGGTAAACCCTGAAGCACCAATGGAAAAGCCAAGTGAACAACCTCCTACTCAGTAAGCGTCCTAAGGACTCAGATAAGGATGAGTTCATCAAGGCATGGAACAACTCTCAATATGTCCTAGAGTGTCTTGGTGAGGTTCTTAAAGACCTTATGGAACAGAACAATAAAGTGAACAAGGACGACTTTGACTGTCCTAACCATTATGCAAAACTGGCGTTTCAAGCAGGAGAGAATAAGGCATATGCTTTTATCCTGTCTCTAATGCCCCTTGACCAAAGGAAGTAAATGTCTGATACCGTATTTGAAGGGGCGACCACCCCACCACAACAGCCTCCTGCGACCACAGAGGCACCGTCGCTGCTTACGGCCCTAGTAGGGGAAACACAGAAGTATAAGACTCCAGAAGAACTGGCTAAGGGTTATGCCAATGCTGAAGAGTTCATCAATACTCTCAAAACAGAGAATGCTGAACTACGAAAGCAGGCACAACAGGCTAAAAGTTTGGATGATGTCTTAGCCAAGTTGAGTGAACGTCAAGTGCCTGATGACAGTCAGGCTGAACCCCAGGTTTCAACTGAGGCAATCGCTCAAATTGTGCAACAACAAATTACCGGCATCGAAGCCGCTAAAGTACGTGAAGCAAATCTACTCAAGGCAGACAAGGCCATGAAGGATCGCTTTGGTGAAAAGGCAAGTGAAGTGTTTGCCCAAGTAGCTGCAACTCCTGAACTTAAGGAGGTGTACACCAAACTAGCTGCTGTTGATCCAGACAAGTTTGTTGCTTTGTTTGCTGCTCCTGTTGCTGCCTCTGGTAGCTCTATGGATGTCAGTACCGTGAACACCGCTGGTGCTTTCCAAGCATCTCCGCGTGTTGAAGAATGGAGCAAGGCATGGGTTACTAAGGTCCGTCAGGACAACCCTAAGAAGTATTGGAGCAATGAGTTCCAAGCTGAACTTGCTCAGAATGCAACTAAATATTTTCGTTAAGGAGAAATAAATGGCTGGAATGGACTTCGCAAAGGTTAATGAAAACCTTGTACGCTCAGAACTTTGGTCGAGCGAACTAAAGGATGTTCTACAAGAACGTCTAATGGCCGATGGTATGGTTCGCTGGATGCAGAACTTCCCTGATGGCAACCAACTAACTATTCCCTCAATTGGTGAACTACCAATGCGGGAAGTGTCAGAAGGTACACCTGTTGCCTATGATGCTCTAGACACTGGTGAGTTCCAACTAACAATTGACCGTTATGTTGAATCTGCCACCTACATCACTGACAAGGCAAAGCAGGATGCCTACTACGCACAGCAACTCATTGGCATGTTCCCTGCCAAGATGCGTCGTGCCCTAGATGAGAACATGGAAGGTTCTGTTCTTTCTCTAGCCAACACCCAAACTGTTAACGATGCCAACAGCATCAACGGCGCTTCACATCGCTTTGTTGCCTCTGGTTCAACTAACACTGTTCTTGCTCTAGATGACTTTGCCAAGGCCAAGTATGCTCTAGACAAGGCTGCTGCGTTTGGTGCTCGCGTTGCTATTCTCGATCCCTCACAGGAATACGTGTTCAACACCCTAGTTGGCGCTCAAGCCTTTACGAACAACCCCGCTTTCCAAGGCGTTGTTCAAACTGGCTTCAGTGACTCTGGTATGCGCTTCATCCGTAACTTCTTCGGCTTTGATGTGTATGTTAGCAACTTCCTAGCTACACCCACTGACACAGCAATTAACGCTGATGCTCGTGGTTCCATCTCTGTTCCTGCTACCCCCATCAGCAACATCTTCATGACCACTGGTGGCGATCTAACTCCTTTCGTTGGTGCCTATCGTCAGATGCCTCGCGTTGAGTATGAGCGTAACAAGGATCTACGTCGTGATGAGTATGTGATGAACGCTCGCTTTGGCCTCAAGCTCTATCGTCCTGAGTGCCTAGTGTCAATCATCACCAAGTCAACCGTTTAATTGAAAGGAGTTTAATATGGCTCGAAAAGGTTCATGGTCTAATCCAGACGGTCTAGTTGTGGGTTTTGGCCCCAACACCCCTGAGAAGTATGCTCAAACAACTGAAGACGATATTAATGGCGTAAAGACTGCTGTTATTCGTTTTGACTACACACAAGTTAATACTGCTGCTTCTGGCTCTATTAACTGGACCGCCCCTGCTGGTTCAAACGTAGTTGCTGTAGAACTAGTTGTTGACACTGCTTGGGTAGGCGGTACAACCCTAGAGTTCGGGGATGCCTCAGACACTGACGGCTTCATCACCACCACTCAAGGTGCAACTGCCAGCCTAACCGCTGGTGCCAAGATTGTTGGTAACGGTCTTTACACCAAGGGTGCAACTGACACTGGTGCTCAGGAGTTCAAGGCGTATGCCTCTGCCACCGTGTGCAGCGTCCTACGTGCTGGCACCTACACTGCTGGTTCAGCAGTTCTCAAGGTTTCTTACATCTAAAGTGTAGGATGGAGACTCTTGGAATTCCAGGAGTCTCCTTTTATTTAGGAAAAACATGGCAACGATTCAACACGCTAGCATTCCCGACAATCAGAGACATGAACCAAAGGGTATTTCTTCGGCTACAAATAAACAAGTGTATGTTGCTGATGGAAGTGCTAGTGGTGCTTGGTCTAAGGTTGGCCCTCAATCTTTAGCAGGTGTTTCCTCAAACGGTGCTTCAGGACAATTCGTAGCTGTAGATGGTACAGGTAACTTTGTACTTGCATCTGCACCTTCAGGTAGTATTTATTTTTATAACATTGGTTCACCTTATACACTTACCTATCCTGCTGTTTTTACTAAAGCAGCCCCAACAACTACAGCAAGTGGTATTCCTGTTCAAATTACAGAGGGTACTAATGCCCGCCTGACTTATACAGGGACTAATCCTGTTAATCTTGATGTAGTATTTACAGTGAGTTGTGACCAAGCATCAGGTGCAAATCGAGATATTGAAGCAGCTATCTATAAAAATGGATCACTAGTAAACGGTAGTATCGGCATTATTACAACCACCAGTGTAGAGAAACACATTATGACCTGTCATGCTGACGTACCTGTAGTTACAAGTGACTACATTGAAGTCTACATGAAGAATGGTGGAGCCTCTGGAGATATTCGCATCTATACCTTCTCGCTATTTGCCACCACTGCTGGAGCCTAATTATGAAGATGAGTCTTCTTGATATTACACAGAATATCTTAAGTGCTTTGGACAGTGATCCTGTAAGTGACATTGATGAAACTGTTGAGAGTCAGCAAGTAGTAGAAATTATTAAGGAAAGCTATTATGAGTTGATGAGTTCACGACAGTGGCCCCATCTACGTCTACTAACTACTTTGACAGGTCTTGGAGATGTTTCAAACCCCACAAGGATGAAGATTCCAGACAGTATGAACAAAACCTATTGGGTTAAGTACAATGGGTATGAAGTCACCTACTTGACACCTGAAGACTTTCACGATATGATCGCTCTAAGGATTCCGGGGCCTACAGTAGACTCTAATGGTTTTGGTATAAATAAAGACCCTAGTTACTATACCTCTTATGATGATGTATATTTAGTCTTTGACTCTAGAGACTCTAGTACAGATAATACTCTTCAACAAAGTAAGAGTAAGGTATATGGTCTTACACAAGCATCATGGACTTTAAGTAATACATTTACTCCTGACATTCCAGAGAAGTTCTTCCCTGTACTCCTTGCTGAGGCTAAGGCACAAGCATTCGTAAACCTAAAGCAACAGAGTAATGTAAGAGAAGAACGTAAGGCTCAAAGGGGTAGGGTAATGATTCGCAATGAAGCATGGAAGAATAAACTAGGTGAACCTGTTTATAATGGCCGTGTAAATTATGGGAGAAAGTAAATGGCTACTAAACCTAAACAACTAAAAGATGTTACTTCTTTTATGAT